CTTTTTTTCAACATTTTTTATGTTTTTTGGTAGCAGTTACGTCAATTTCTGAGGGGTCTGCTTATAAAACCTGCGCGTTCTTCCGGCCTTTGTGGAGGAGAGGACTCGCCGCTCATTTTGCGGCACTTTTGCGTTTGTGGACTAGCTGTAGTTCGCGCACCTTTGCAATTTCCCCGTCTGTTTGGAACTCGTAAGGCCCATGCACATTGTCACGTATGAACCGTGTGTGTTGGCCTATGTTTTCTATGTCTAGTGGAGTTGCAGCTTTTGTCAGAGACGCCTTGAGCAGCTCTGAGGTGCGCGAGCTTACGTGGGGACACGAAAGCACGTGATGCAACACGTGTTTATCGCTTGTGGAGTGCCGTAATTATCGCGTGCGTCCGATTGTAGGCGTACAACAACCAATTTTCATGAACCTCCCCAAAATTTCTGATGTTTCTTTTAGAAAGAAGCAAAAAAAAACTTCGATTGAAAAACGAGCCAGGTCAGGCCTTCAAAGTGACTACGATTGGACATCGGTAACTGTCTCGGAAGCAGGCACACGACAGCCAGCAATGCGGTATTGCACCGCCCAGGAGGATGCCGAGCTCAGGCAGCCTCTTTCTCAAAATGAGCAGGCGGAGGCTTGGAAGGGCCACAAGCGTGATGGGGGCACCCACCGCGCCCAACGCAGGAGCGTCCCTGTTGGGGACAGGCGCTCTATGAAAGGGAAACGTGATTTCTCTTTCGATGCAACGGCGGGGTACCCAGGTGAGGGTCCACCGCCAGGTAGCGGTGGCAAGGCAGGCGCTAAGAATGACCGTAAGGCCGTTCATGGCGCAAAGCTATGCTACAACTGCCGCAAAGGGGGCCACGAGGCGGCCGATTGCAAAAGCCCGCGGGTCGCTAGTAGTAGCAAAGACCCGGGCTTCCCGAAGACACGTGTTGTCTGCGGGATCTGCGGGGAGGGAGGGCACCACATGTCGAAATGTGCGTCGCTCGAGCCTGCCGTCAACCTTAAAAAGTTGGCGGGTGGCGCCTCTCAAATCGCGGATGCAGTTGACTCCGCCATGCTCCCTGCCCTCGCTCCACGCGAGGAAGAGCCACAAAAAATCCCGCCCACGCGCGAGGAGCTTGAGCAAAAAATTGCTCGAAAGCTCGGCGCAAAGGCGGAGCTGATGTTCCTTCGTAAGGACTTCGGCTCAGTGGCTGACAAAAAGACTGTGTTGAGTAGTGTATGCTCCGCAGCCCTGAATGCCGATTTTCAGGAATACGTGGATGAGCCGGCTGGCTTTGTCATGAAAGTTGTTGACAAGGCGCAGAGGAAGGCATTCATGGCCAGATACACGTCGGCTAGGGGGGGACTGCAATCAGTCTTGCACCCTAGCCCTGCGAGTTATGAAGTGGTGGACGGCGAGGCCGCCTTGATCGGTGATGATCTTGGTGAGCTGACCCACTTCGAATCGCAAAAACTCTTCGGTCTGCGTGGAAAACCGAATGAGGAAAGCAAATTCCTGCCACTGCTACTGCTCATTCTCAAGGTAGTAGTGGAAGAGTGCGCCAAAAATGTTGGTGTGCTGGTGGAAGACTCCGGCTTGCTGCCGGAATGGTCGGACTATTGTCTGACGGAGGCTACGGCCTTCCTGATCTGCGCTGCTTTCGCCCTCTATGAGGCTCCGAAGGCGGCGAGTTGGTGTGATGTGATTAGGCGAGGTGCCGAAATCACTGTGCGTACAGGGCTGCATTTTGCGCTGTACTACGCGGGATTCCTCCATGGGGTCCTGTTTCACATCCTGTGGAACTTATCGATTGGTGTGATCGAGAGTGCATGGGCCCTCAGTTTGTGGGGTAACAAGAAAAATGTGCGAGACGTCGTTTCTTTAAACGATGTCACCGCTTCCATATGTTGTGAGGAGCACGGTTTGCGCCCCTGTCCTGTTCAGGATGGGTTCACATGCAAACTGGGCGAACACAGGTGTGAGCCTGGCTTTGGAGCTCGTCGAGCTTTCGGAGTCTTAGGCTATGTAGGCACAGTCTTTGGACAGTGTTCACACAATATATGGATTGGGCTTACAGAGCGTGTTGGCAAGAAGTTGCCATTGCACACATCTCAGTCCAAGCAGTCGGCGGTCCTTGGGGAATGGAGGAGACTGCGAAAGGCCGTTGGTGGGCATATGGACCAGAGGGTCCGTAGAGTAAAAAAAAAAGTTACATGGATGAAATGGGTTCATGGGTTTATACCGCGTAAGCGGGATATGCTCATACGCCTTAAGGATACGGGGTACGAAATTTGTCGTGCCACTGCGTCTTCTTTCATAAAGGCTGAAATTGCTCTTAAGTATGAACACGACATGAAGTTCAAGGCACCCAGGGTAATCCAGGGGTGTGATCCTTGGCTCAGTATTGAGACTGGGCCTTGGGTTCGCAATTTTGCGAAGGAACTTCGGGACGGACTAGGGCCTATGGAGTGGGACGATTTGGAAGAACAGGACATTATCAATGGCCGCCAAATCTACTACACCTGTGGCCGAAATTCGGAAGATGTAGGGAGGGCCTTCAGCCAGGGGCTGGAGGTTATTGGGAGGATGTGTGGGGATGGGGAACATGTGGTTATCGTCGAAGACGATCAGAGCCGCTTTGATCTCCATCTTACTGAAGGTCCTTTCGCATTCCTGAATTGGTTCTACATCCGCAAGCTGCCCCGTAAGGTGGCGCGGATGTTGAAGCGCGGCGATTCCGTCGGACGCTTCAGCAATGGAACCAAGTATGGGATACCCTACACAATGCAATCCGGTTGGCCGGACACTAGCGCGGGCGACACTGCGGCTAACGCCGCGATGAAGTTTTATATCCACGGGGTCGGGAGGAAATGGTTTAGCATTATCTGTGGTGATGATAGTGTGACCGTTACTACGAACCTGGAGATTAAGCGTATTGGTGGTCTGGACAACATCGTCGCGAAGTATGCCGACCTCGGCATGGAAGTCGAGGCCTCGCAGACCAGGGACCCGCTTGAAGTGGGTTTCTGTTCTGGGAGGTTCCAGCCTGTGGGCGAGGGTTATATCCTCGTCTCTAAGGTTGGGAAAATGGTTGCTAAACTCGGGTGGGATATGGTTGACAGGAATTCTGTCGGCCAGAAGGCCTGGGTTCGCGGCATTGCTGCCACCTGCGTGCAGATGGGAGGGTTGGACCCCCTTATGGCTTCCCTCGCTGAGGGGCTCAAAAATTGTGTCGGTGACGGTAAAGTCATCGTCCAGCAAGGCTGGGAACACAAATTGAAGCTCTCCGAGGAACATAAGGTTGACTGGGACAACTACCTTCTGTACGTGGATAAGCACTATGGGTTGTGCGAGCGAGACGTTGTCGAGCTCTGTGCGATCCTAAGGAAGGTGGAAATAGGACGGGTCTTTGATGATCCGAGGCTTATTTCTATGGCGGAGAAAGATTGTTAGCTTCGGCCCCACTCTTTGAGAGTTGGGTCGCCAGCTTCCATAATTTCCCTCCATTTGTTGGTGCTGATCGCGTCAGACAGGAATCTTGGGCCGCCATCTTGGTGGTCTGGGGAGTCGTGTCTTACTGGAACAGTCTTTAGGCTTCAGAATGTGAGTTGCGCTTTGACAGGAACCTTCGGGAGTCGTGTCTTAATGCCTCTGATTTCTTTTGCCCCAACACACCTCTTCTGCGACAACTGCTTCGGATGAAGTCGCGGGATGCCTATGTGGCGGTTTCTAGCGCAGCTAGACGAGGAGTTGAACCCCGAACCAAACTCGGTCAGAGCCTTATATCTGACTGTTTACGCTTGACGTAAAACACAC